CTTCCTTATCAGTCAATACTTGTGAAAGCTTCTCATAACGAGGAATACCTGTAGACTTCTTAATAGTGTTAGCAGCATTCTCCACAGCTGTAGCGAACACTCCTGCACGTTCCTTGTCTAAGCCTGTCTGAAGTTTGTTAACTAAGAAGTCACCAATCTCCATACGATTAAGTTTGTTACTGTAGGTTGAGTAGTCAGTCAAGTACTTAGTCCACAAGCCATCAGAAGACTTATTCAAGGCTGAATCAATGAAGTTCTTAACACTACCAGCAGCCTTGGCAGCTTGCTCAGGAATACCGCCTGAAGCGTACTTCTCAGACTGACCTAGGTATGTAGCAATGTCTTGATTTAGTGTCTTACGTACATTCTCATACAAGTCACGGCTATTAATAATTCCATTGTCATCAGCCTTAGACAAGATCTTCTCTTTAACACCTTGTAGAACAAGTTTGCTTTGATCTGATATTGTTCCTTTGACAGCTGCGTCAATAGAAGCTGTAATGTCTGATGCACGCAGTGGAAAGAAACCATTTTGTTCAAGACTACCAAGTTGAAACTCTTTAAGTTGAGCTTCCTTACGAAGGTTGCTTGCAAGTCCCTTGTAAGCACCTGATCGTTGTGCTGCCTCAGCTGCAATATCACCAGCTGTTAACCATCCGGGCTTACCAGCCTGTGCAGTTGCTTGCTGAGTAGATGCAGCCATTCCTGTCATACCTGCAGTTTGCTCAGCAGCAGCTACACTGTTGAACTTATCTGCAATGTCTTTCTCAAGCTTAGTAAACACAGGGCCAGCTACATTAGCTTGATCCAGAGCAGTTTCACGCATACCACCTGTTACAGTGTTACGCTCAGCTGTGATAGCAGCTCTCTCAGCCTCAGTACCTGCGATACCTTGCAAGGCACGTACACGAGCAGCTTGTTGTTCAGATGTTCTCTCAGCAAACTTACCTGCAACACCTGATTGTTTAGCTAGTTTAGTTTGAGCAGCTACCAACTCAGCAGCTGATGGAACATTAGCTAGAGCCTCAGCAACGGTAGGACGAGAACCTGTTACAAGTTCCTTAGCATCTTGCAAAGCCTTAATAACAGTGTCTCTCTCAGGGCCAGCAAGTTCATCAACATACTTGACCATAGCAGCTTGACGGCCTGAAGGTGTAAGATTCTTAACAAGACCTACAACTTTACCTAGAGCATTAACAGTGCCTTCAGCAACTGGGCCTAGGACAGCACCTGTACCAACTTGTAAAGCTTTTGTCGATGCAAAGTCTTCAGGTGTTGAGACTGGCTGCATAGCTCCCATCGTTGCACCGGTAGCTATTGAACGTACCACAGGATTAGCAATAGGAATTGGAAGCAAGTTAGCAGGGTTAATAATGTTACCGGCTAAACGACCTAGATCAAAACCTGTCTCACCTGCTGCCTTACGTTGAGCTTCATACTGTTGCTCACGCTGAGGAACTACACGCTCAGAGAATGCCTTAGCCTCTTTAGGAAAGAAACCTACAGCTTCCATACCTTTAGCCATTAACTGTGCAGAACCATACAAAGGATCTGTAAGACCCTGCATGAATCCACTAGGAGCTTCAGCTTTAGGTGCTGCAGGTGCTTTATAACGAGCTGCTAGTCGAGTTGTTTCATCTGCACTCGTGTCTACCTTAGATGACTTGCCTAGGAAGCCTTCAATCTTAGCAATTGCTTCCTCATTAGACAAACCTGAAGGTAGATCATAATGCTTACCTTCATATTGATATACTGGCATAGTCTTCCTTAGTTATTTCAAGACAATAGGATCTTCTTTAGTTCCTGTACCTTTAGGCTTTACAGTAGCTATACCGGGCTTTTGACGCTCTTCAGCAATAAAGTCCAGATTGTCTTTATCTGACATACGTTGTGCATCTAGAATCTCTTTAAAACCTTGTAATGATGCTTGTACAGCTTTTGTGTCATTACGAGCCAAAGCTGATAATATCTGCTCACCTGCACGTTTAGCATCACCCTCAGTCTGAGTTCCTTTAGCCTTCAACAACAATGTATTAACTGAATTCTTAGCCCATTGCTCAAAAGCTACTTTATTTGTAGCAGCATCTTTAGCTTTACCTGAACCAATCAATACAGTTTCTTTAAGATTGTTCAACATACCAAAGTTAAGCTTACCATCATCAATCTTTGTGAGGAAGTCATCGATCTTGTTAATGTTGTAGTCATAATCAGCAACACGCGTCTTAGCTTCAGTGATCATCTTAATATCACCTGTTGTAAGAGGCTTGATCTCAGCTGCTTTGTTTTGCTTACTTGCAGCAACCATAGATGCTAAGAATGATTTAAGCTCTCTATCCTTCTGAGCTTCACGCTCTTTAGATTCAATCTGCTCACGCTTAGTAGCTGCAGTAAGATCTGCTTGATACTTAGATTGAGCTTTTCTCTCCATTGTCTGAAACACTGTCTTAGGATCACCATACTTACGGAGAATATTAGTCATGTCCTCTTCAGTGGCATCCTCAGGAAGCTTATCAAACTCAGCTGCAAGCTTAGACTCACGAGCTGCTTGAACCTTCTCTTGTTCAGCCAAAGCTGACATACGCTCAGTCTGTGTCTTCTGAAGAGTTGTCTTAGCTACTTGCTCTTCCATAGCCTGAGCCTGTTGCATCACACGCATACCTAATTCAGGATTAGTAGACTGCAAAGCCTGAGCCATCTGCTTCAAGCCTTCAGGTGTAGTAGTATCAAACTGTGAGGCCAATTGACGAAGCATAGTAGCTTGCTTGATAGCTGGATCTTGTACATCCACACCAAAAGCACCAGCTAAGCCACGACCTAAGTTACCTGTATTCTTGTAGATGTTGTAGGATGTCTGCTGCTGAGGAGTCATGTTAGCAAACTGCAAAGCCTTCTGCTCAGTCATCTGTCGTTGCATTTCCTCAGGAGTACCCATGCCTCCAAACAAACCTTGAATTCCTTGTGTAGCCATTGTGTTTCCTTAAAGGTATTGTCCTAAGTCTTGATTACCGTAATATGATCCAGTACCAAAACCTGTGGGGAATGCTGACATAGCTGTTTGAGGTGTCTTACCTGACAAACCACTGATCAACTGACTGATAGGATCTGTTAGACCACCAACTACAGCATTGTTACGTTGCATCTGCAAAGCTGCTGCCTGTTGTGCTGCAGCATTCTGAATGTTAGCTGCATTGGTAGAGCTGAGCCTTGAGTCAGCGCATTTAAGCCTTGATTCTCCAAGTTAATAGCTTGTTGAGCGTAGTTAGTATATGGAGACAATGCTTGATTCTGCAAGTTGAAACCTGCACCAGACAATCCTAGACCACCTGTCATCAAACCTTGACCGAACTGTACTTGCTGATTACCAAATGTCTGAGCATTAGCTGCTAGATTAGCATCCTGCTGAGCACGAGCATTGTACATAGCAGCCATCTGAGGATTAGATGCTTGCAAGCCGGGAGCACCAGCTGTGTAACCTTCAGTGGTAGCACCTGTAGCTAGACCTAAACGACCTTGCTGTTGCTGCTGGTTAGTCAACTGAGCTAGTTGTTGTTCACGACCGGGAGCTAACAGTTGTTGTTGCTGAGTCATGTACTGCTGAGCAGCCGCCTGAGGTGACTGAGCTACATACTGTTGACCTAAGTTAAATAGACCTTGAGCAGCTTGATTAACTTGAGGTTGGAATGCTTGGATCTGCTGAGCCTGACCTAAGCCAGTACCTGCCATACCCATCAAACCTTCACGAGCTGCTGCAACATCAGGGGCTACCTGATAACCTGCACCAATGAGTTGACCTGATGTAGGATCATAGTTAAAGCCTGACTTACCAAACCTTGTAGTAACTCCTACAGGTCGGAACTGTGCAGCCTGTGCAGCTGCATTAGCAGCGTTAGTGGTAGCATTAGCAGCTTGGTTAGAGCTATATACACTACCTGCAGTGCCCAACAGAGGGCCAATTAAGTCTGTCCAATCAGCCATTAGTATGTACCTCCGTCTACTGTTGCTGTGAGTGTGCCAGAGACAGTAAGATTAACTGCTGTGGCTGTTCCTGTTAAAGCTGCATTATTGGCATCAGGTTTAGAGTTAACTGCAGATTGAATGTTATCAAACTCAGTGTTAACTTCAGTGCCTTTAATGATCTTTGAAGGATTACCTGTTGATAGGCTATCCTTAATTGCAAAGTTAGTTGCCTTGGTATAATTTGACAATTTAGTTACCTAGTCTTTCCTGTCTTAACGTAGACATCAAGTTTCTGAATGGATATTGATTTATCAAATACTGTGGTTTCAAAACCTAGTTGAATAACCTTACCTGATCCACCAATGTTAATGATCTTATTATCGAAGGCTGATCCACCATATTCAGCCTCATTAAACTCAGCTATGTTGTATTCAGCTACTGCAGCATTAGACAAACTAAACTGTCTGAGGTTAAGAATGTCACTGTAATCGAAGCCAAACTTTAAAGTAACTGGATAACCTTGACCTCCGATAATCGTTACACCTACTTTCTTCATAATCTTAATTACCGTAGGAGACTGGAAGTCAAAGTAATTAGTGTAGTACTTCATCAGGTAGTTATTAGCATTGTCCTTATAGCCACCATACTTAGCTATGTATCCAGCTTTACCCATCAATAACTCTTTACTGCGGGTGTACTTGAAAGCATAAGGTACTAAGCCATCCCAAGTTGTAACCCTGTTAGCACCATTCTGTAGAGGTGCTCTCATGTCAAAGCAGTATACAATCTGACGAGCTGGTAGAGACAATAGATAGAAGGCTTCCTTATCTGAGTATGTAGCCTTGATCTCATCAGGATCTTCTAAGCTAATCTCCAGCACTAAGTCATCACGTACATTGGCACTGATGTCTCGCATTGGAGCTGACTTCTCTTGAATGGTACGCATCAGAGAACGTACACCTGAGTCAGACAAGAAGATTACATCACCACCTGTTGCAACTACTGAGTCCCTAGCTACACAACCAATACCTGTGATAGCATCTGACAGTGTGATATTGTTAGGATCTCCAGCATTGGCATAGATCAAGATCTGTCTACGACCAAACACAATCAAGAAGTTATTGTGAGCTGCTAAGGCTACAATCTCATCTGCACCGTTAGGCCACACTTGAGATACATCTAAAGTACCTGAAGTACCTGTATTCAAGATATGACCTGATAGTAAGTCTGAGAACTGAACGGTACTCTTAACTGTTGTGTTGTTAGCTGACCATGTACGACCATAAGCACTGATTACACAATTGTTACTAGATACAGTACCTAAGTAGCCAGTCTTCTCAGAGATACGCTTATATGTAGTTGAACTGGTCGCAGGATCGAACACTAGAGGATCATGCCCAGATTGATACAGGTAGATACAGCCATTCAACGGAGCCATCTGCCAGTTGTCATCTGTAATGGTAGGAGCTGTGCCGCCACCTCCGTAGGTCAACTGTGACAGTGTTGTACCTACCAGTTTGAATAGCTTATTGTTACCAGCTGCAATAATGTATGAGTTACCTGAGTTATCAATCAACTCACCGATAGCTTTGACGTTAGACTCACCTAAATCACTGTTAGATGAGTGTGCTGTAGTCCATCCCTTACGAGCACCAATACGTCCAAACTTATCAATCACACAGTTATTAGCTACCGTAGCAAAGCCAGCCTCTAAAGAGACTGAGCTATCCTGTGTATTCAACCCCATGAAGCCCGGAGCTGACACAGTAGTAGTTAATATCTTAGCTACCATTAGACATCCACCCAAGTAGTTTCTTCATCGTAGCGGTTACGCTCAATAGCTACAGCATCTGCCAAAGCTAAACGATATTGTTGATAAATCTCACTGAAGGATGAACCTCCATCTTCACCTCGCTCACCAACAGCTTTAGCGTAGGCTAACATCTGTACCAAGTGATGAGGAACTAACAAAGCATCGGCATCAGCTGTTAAGTCAGCTTGAGGGATAACTAACTCAAACCTTAGTGAATAGACACCATCAGGCTGAGGCCATACATCCACCTGAGTATCATCACCGGAGATACCGTTGTAGTTGTAGTACACCGGAGCTGCATTCTGAGTATTACCTAAGTAATATTGTCTGTTCATCCAGTTAGTTGGAACAGCTCTCATAGGTACATCTTCAGTGTCATTCAAGACATCCACAGTACGGAATCTCTGACCTGAACCTGTCAAGGTATAGTTACGAGTACTGGCTGCTGTAGACAACACAATAGTCTGTGTGAGAACATTCCAGTCATGAGCATCCTCAATCTCTCGCTTAGCATCATTAACAAATACACCTATAAGGGAACTATAAGGAGTATCACCTACTGACGATACTTCAGTCTCCCTTAGACGTACTAATACGTTGTTAACCAACTGTAGATATGTCGTAGCCATTATCTTCCCTTATTCTTTGTTACTATGGTAACATACTTTAGTGTTACTGTCAAGCTTTTTTAGACTTCTTTTTAGCTTTAGCTGGATTAGTTTTATTTGCTTGTGACAAAGCAATTGCAATGGCCTGATCACGAGACTTCACCACAGGGCCTCCCTTACCACTGTGGAGAGTACCTGTTTTGTACTCGTGCATTACCTTGCCCATCTTCTTCATACCGGCTGTAGGTTTAGTTGCCATGATTTTTTAAGTCCTTATAAATTGCTAAAAGCTTATGTCCAATTAAGAGTATCGTATAGATCAAAGTAGCCCAAAGAACTAGCTCACTGACCTGATACCCTGCGATAGTAGCCAAAGAGACTGTAGCTGGAGGAGCTACTTTAGCTACAATGGCTGCTGTAGTTTCTGTGGCGGTATCGTTCATGGTTGTGTCGGCCATTCAACAGTCCAAGGAAAGCCAGTCTGTGCTGTTACATCACGCAAGGCTTGACGATAGGTAGCCCATACAGCTTTGTCCACAGGGGCGTCCTCAACTTGTGTCCAATCACACTCAGCTAACTTAGCATCACGAGTTGCACGAACACTCTTAGCCTGTTCAGCATCTTTAGAAGCCTTATAAGTAGCCTCTTGTTCAGCAGCAGTAGTAGTTACACCATCTACAACTTGATCAATAAAGACTGGGCCAAGAATGTACTTTGTG